CTATCTGTACATAAATGCTAGCATCATCTTGCATCAACACCTGTAGCCCCATTAATTTCTTGAGATTTTTATCTAAAACTATACTCAACGAAAAGACGTCGACCTTACGTAAAAGATATTCACGCTGCTGGTTTTCATTGGGTCCAACTTCGGCAACAATTTTAGCAAAATCCGGAATTCGCGCGGCGGTCAATTTGTTGATATATCGCATCTCGGGCGGCCAGAACTGGTACACATACTCGTACTGTCTTTGTGGAATATACTGTTTCTCTGTATTGATTGCTCCGCCAAAATCTATATAACGGAAACGAAAGGTGGATGCCTCCTTTTTTAAAACGAGATTCAGTTGCTTGATATCTAAATGGCAGATGTGATTTGTGTGTAGGATTCGTAGTCCATGTAATAATTGGACTTGCTCTAAGAAGAAATCGGCGTAGTCTGCTGCGGCGATGGGTTCAATTTTGGTGAGATCTGGACCCCCGTCTTTATAAAAGATGAGCCTAGCATCGGGATTATCAATCGTCATTAAGTTGCAGCTGCGAAGATTTTTAAAGGTGGTGTTGCGGTTTAGATACGGGTTCAAGTCGGACTCGGGACGACACAATTTGCTCGGATATAGAAAATAGTCTTGGCGCGGGTCAATCGGCTCTAGTAGGTCGCGTACCATAAATTCTTTGAGGGCTTCTTTTGACTCCATCAGTTTTGAGAATTCGCCCACCTTAGCTGCTGTTTTATCATCTTTACAGCGGAGCGGTGGTGCGAAACCGCACCCGTAACTGCCTTTCCCGACAAACTTGCCGCCGCGGCGTGTCCTCCTCTTATTACGAGTCTGCCGCACCATCTACTTACTATCATATAAAATATTAGCGCGTCACATTTATAAACATTTTATATATTGTATTTATAACGTATCTATGGATAAATGGACTGAATGGTATAAAATACAATTATCTAAAGGGTCAGTTGAAGACTGGGATTCACCAGTATTTGAATTAGGCTATACATTCTTAAAGGATTGTAAAAAAATAGAGGATTGGGGTTGTGGGTTAGGTGGATTTAAGAGGGTCTTTAAACCAGATGATACTGTTGAATATATTGGAATCGATGGTTCTGTGACTCCGTTTGCTGGTATTAAAGCTGATTTAACTAACTATACTTCTCAGTGCGACGGAATATTTATGCGACATGTTCTCGAACATAATTATAAATGGACTCAAATTTTACATAATGCGTGCAAATCGTTCAAAAAGAAGATGTGCTTAGTCTTATCTACACCGTTTAGCGATACGCAGCGTTTGTTGGAGTTTAATGTATTTGATGTACCTAGTTTCTCATTTTGTAAAGACGATTTAGTGCACATCTTTGACCAGTATCGAATTAAATATACAATGGAAACTATAAATAATGAGTACATTTTAAATTTAGAAAAGCTGGATTTAGTATTCTATACATGTTTTTATGGTTCGAACAATAATGCTGCTTTTAATATTCCTGAAATACCATCCTTGACATACAAATGTTACTTCTATACAAATAATACTACTCTTATAGAAAAATTAAGAGATACACAATGGATTCCTATCTGTGAAGATAAACAGACTACCGACGATGATATTGAAAGTAATATGGTTGGAAAATATATTAAGACTCTACCGCACAAATACAAAGAACTGAAGGACCATGATTACGTATGTTTTTTGGACAGTAAATTTGTTCGGATTGACGAGACCTTCTTTGAAGAAGCTATTCGTAGATATTTTATTGAAAAGAACTATGCATTATTGGTTAAAAAACATTGGGGTATCGTCTTGGGAGGTTCATCAGAATATTCTTATTATGATGTATGGAATGAATATGTTGATAGCATGTACTTCCACCACCGATATCGCTTACAGGACGAAAAAATAAGAAACTATATATATAAACAAAAACTTAACGGATTGAGTGATAAAACACCCCTGAGCGCGTGTGGAATTTTATTAAGAAATATGTCGCATCCGAAAATAAAGGAGCTGGGTGAAACTTGGTATAACCATATACAGGAGTGTGGCATTCAAGACCAAATATCGTTTTCCTTTGTGAAACAACTATTTGAGGAATGTATATATTCCTTTAGCGAGTCGCCGTATACCCGCCCTGGATGGCCATAAAGTCAATCTGATGTAAATTATTTACATTAAATTGAAGAGATGTGTTTATATAGTCAAATAGCACTGGTCGAACAGACGCCATGATGTGCCCTGTGCGTCGGACTCCAGGACTAGACTAGAGCGGGATGCGGGTTGGAACGGAACCGTGCCGAAGGTGTACTGGGGTCCGTTTTGCTCAGGGGCTGTACTGGAGCTGTCAAATACTACGTTCCAGATGGAGGCTTGGGCGTCCCCGTCATAATTATTTGCCTCATTTGTTTTAACCTCTATCCACTGCCGCTTGTAGGCTGTCGCCTCTTTCACAATGCGTAGTTCAAAGCTACCGGTTTCCGCTTCACCTGTAGAATTATCTGTGTAGTTATAGTAGTTTACTATTAATTTGAAAATATCAAAATTTCCTTGACGCACTGTATCAACCACATAGACCGAATCAATGACACGGTCTGCTGTGCCCAGAAAAATACCTGGAACGCCGCCGTCAAACACACCGTCGTAGCCGCCGCCGAATGTTAGAACATTATTTGTTGACCAGTAGATTCCGTTGGAGATGCGTGAACCGTAACTTGTGCCACCGAAGTTGAATTCAAAGGCGATTGGAAGACGCACATATCCGTCATCGAAGTCTGTAAAACTGTTGGTGATATCGCGACTGCCCGATAGGGACATCGTGGGCGCAAGGTTGCCTGGGGTGATAATCTGAAGCTTCTGTCTGTTTCCTAGAAGACCCTTCTTGTATGCAAGGTAGTCTTGTGAAGACTTGAATTGAAACTGTACATCGTTATTTGCGTAGAAACCGAAGACCGCGTTGTCTTTTTGTTTTTGTACCAGTTGGTCACCTGACATTCTATGACTGCTTGAGGTTTTCTTTTATTGCCGCGACAAGTTCGTCTGCATGTTCCAGTGCCCCCTCAACCCACTGCTGTTTTGTAGAATAGGATTCGCCAATAAGATGGAGATTTGGATGCTCAGGGAGCGGATTTAGCGCCTTTTTACTTAGCTCTCTGTAGTCCTCTTGGTTGGGCAACCAGTAGGAGCAGCCGTCTGACCAGAGATGGGCTTTAGTATAGAGCGATTCTGGTACCGTGACTTCGGGAAACAACGCTTGGGTCTCGTTTTGGATTTTCATCTTGAGCCGCTCGTTATTATCCTTTTTGTGAAGATCGGACCAGAGCTCTATATCACGACTGTCCAGATATGAACTCATTATGAGCCCCGTTTTTGGATTTACGGGGATGATGTATCGCAGCGGACTGTTCGTAACCACTTTGGCTTCAGGAAACCAGTCACCGTTCGGATAAACAGAATAGATACGCATAAGGGGTTCCATGCGGACGGCTTTTACAAAGGCGTTATCAGGCGAAAACGGATGAATTTGTTGAAGCGCTTTTTGTGGAACGGCAACTATGATACGCTTCGTTTCGTATATGCCTTTGTCTGCTCTGACTGTATGCGTATTCGTTTTGGAATCGTATGTTGTGCGCATTACATTGGTATCAAACTTGAATGTAACGCCTTGTTTCCGGGCGTCTTTATACATGGCATCAACGAGCGCTGAAAATCCCTCTTCTATTATTGAAAAATAGCCGGCTTCGAGTGATTTGTATAAATCAATTGATGAATCGGCGCTGGCGGTTTCCAATTCGGCTCTATACGGATACTGCTCTAAGAGCGCTAAGGCTCGTTCGGGACCAAGAGTTTTGATTGTGATTTCGCGCAGCGTCAGAGTACGCTTTTCCTCGTCCGATAGTTCTGAAAAAATCGAGAGAAGCGCTATCCACATCTCGTTAAAATTGTTCTCAGTGGATTTTGAATTATACGGGCGCCACAGAGTTTCCTCTGAAATACGGGCTGTATGAAGGTTGTAGTGTTTGAGCAAGGATAAGAGTTTGGTGTGTGACGAGTGAATACGACCGGCACCAGATTCGTATTGGATTGATTTTGTACCGACTTTGGTTTTAATTGTCTCCATTCGCCCACCAGACACGCTGTACTTTTCCAAGACAAGTATATTGAGTTTGGAATTGATTTTTTTACATTCAAGTGTGGCTCGTAAACCAGCGGCGCCGGCGCCGACGACAATAATGTCGTACATCCCTATTAAACAAAAAGACTTTTGTTTTGTGTTTGTCTTGGCTTGGTTTGTCTTGGCTTGTTTACTTCTTGGGTGGGGCTGCTGCCTTCTGCTGGGCGCGGCGCACCTCAACATTGGGTGCCATTGCGCGCATCTTCTGGACGAAGTAGTCGTACCAGAGGCAGGCGTTGCTGTGCTCCATCTCGGCGGTCAGGCGCGCCTTGTTGAGGGGCTGGCGCTTGAAGTTGTCGAAGTCGGCTTGGCACTGGCTGCAGAAGGGGATGTGTCCTGTAGAGGGGCTCGTCCAGGCGTCGAACTGGTCATCAGGGGTGGTGCTTGTACCGTCCTTGGTGTGGGTACCCGCCTTCACACACTTGGTAGTGAGGTAGGTGAGGACCTCGTTGCTCTGCGACATCTTTGGCTGCTTTGGTCAAAGATGCGGGGGCTCATATTGGGTTGGTGGCTGGGTGTGATTTCAATTTTTCTTACTTTATGATAAAAATTGAGCGGCTCAAGGAGGAGGGTGGTCTGTAATGAGTACTCCGTTTATTAGGATACAGAATTTGAAACACTATAAACTAAATGCGTGTCACCTGTTACAATTCGATGGTGGGGCAGTACCGAACCCTGGTGCGTGTGGCGCTGGTGCTATCCTATATGGTCCTGATGGAAAAGGGTTACGGGAGCGCGGTCAATTTATCGCGTACGGCACCAACAACATCGCCGAATATACTGGGCTCAAGATTGGTTTAGAAATGGCTTTGGCTCAGGGGGTTCGAGCTATCAAGATTGAGGGGGACTCGCTCTTGGTAATAAAACAGATATGCGGACAATGGTCTGTCAAGGCGCCTGGACTTGTCGCTTTACATGCGGGGATCATGGAGGACGTGCGCAAATTCGACTATGTTGTCTGTCGGCACGTGTATCGCGAAAACAACACACATGCGGATAATCTGACAAATGAATTACAAGAGACTCGTACATCATTTGAGCGCGAGTTGCTATCATAATATAGACTTATATTGGTTTTGTAGCGCGCCATCCCTCCGGAATTAATCCCCCTTCCCCGAGTAGAATAATGTACACGTGGATTTTGGTCGCCGGTGCATTAAACTCGTTTATTGATGCGTGTGGCATTGGAAGCAATGACTTAGCTAACTCCTTCGGAACCACCTATGGTTCAAAGGTGCTAACTATCTTCCAAATTGTCATACTTGCGTCTATTTTTGAATTTACCGGCGCGATGGTCTTAGGCAGCCCGGTTACGAATACCCTGGCAGGGAGTATTTCAAATGTGGCATTTTTTAAAAGTCAGCCCTACGTGCTCATGTACGGAATGTTGTGCGCCCTTGCGGGTTCTAGTACTTGGCTCTATACTGCGACTTACTTGGGTCTACCTGTGTCCACTACCCACAGTATTGTCGGTGGAATTATGGGTTTCTCCCTCGTCTATAAGGGGGCTGATGGTGTGGTCTGGCTCAAATCTGTGCCCGATTTTCCCTATGTCGCTGGGTTCGTTCCTATCGTAATCTCATGGGTCTCATCGCCGATTATCTGCGCACTCGTATCTGCCGGTGTTTACTCAAGTATCCGCTACGCGGTCATCAAGTCGCAGCACGCTATCCAGCGCTCCGTATACTGCCTACCAGTTGTCGTATTCTTCACCTTCTTTATTGAATTCCTCTTTATCTTGTCCAAGGGGGCGGGGTCGCGGATTACGTGGGATATTGGAACGACGGCGTGGGTTTCAGTATGTATTGCGACGGGTGCTTCAGCGCTTTCACTTGGATTGATTCCTTCCCTGCAAAAGAAGATTGATGCATACACGCTGCCCGCTCCTCTTGCTATAGAGGATGTGTCTGGAGCCGTTGTTAAAGTGGAGGATGTGTCTGGTGCAGTTGTATCGGGTTCGGGCTCAGATGTATCGGGCTCAGATGTATCGGGCGCTATCGTCTTAGCAGAGCACAAAGATGACATCTATGACCCCCGCATTGAATACTCCTTTTCATACCTTCAGATTTTCACCTCCATCTGTACATCCTTCGCCCACGGAGCAAACGATGTAAGTAACGCGGTCGGTCCTCTTGCCGCGATTTGGTATATCTATCAAAATGGTGCGGTCTCGTCAAAGATTGACGTACCGCCGTGGATTCTAGCTCTCGGTGGCTCCGGTATCGTGGTCGGACTTGCTACCTACGGTGTTAAAATCATGGAGGTGCTCGGCAAAAAAATCACATTCATTTCGCCGGTGCGCGGCTTCTCGGCTGAATTGGCGACTGCGCTCGTGGTATCATTTGCTTCCAAATACGGTCTGCCCATTTCCTCTACTCAGTGTATCACTGGGGCGGTCGTAGGGATTAGTCTCT